CAGAACTGAAATATTTGATTATTTTTGCCAATCTATCCCGAAAGGAAAACTTTTGCTTCCATTGGAGTTTTTAAATAGAAAGCATGTAGCCTTTTCTATTCCTATTATATTCTTAAAAAATGTTGATCTATCTGCAATTATCAAACAATGCGAAGACAAACTTATAGAAACCAGACCAATTATATCAGGAAATCTTTTGCGTCAAACTTGTTATAAGCAATTCGGTGATTATAAAGACTTCCCAAATAGCGAATTCTTGCACACTAATGGGTTTTATGTTGGACTCCATCCGAAGGTTACCAAAACTCAAATAGACTCTTTAATAACAACTATAAATAAACATGCTTAAAATTTCGCTAGACGAGGGATATGTTTTTGATATATTGAGCATTTCTCAAGTCAAAATTATTAAATCCTCAAATGAAAATAAACAAAAACTGGTATATAATTACCAAGAATTGTCAAAAGAAATCATAAATCAAATAGGCTTAGATTTATATTCAGATATTGTTTCAAGTAAAGAATATCAAGAGCTTAGAGATGCCAATGAAAAAACTTTTGATTTAGTTGATCAAGTTAAAAATGACAAAGGACTAGCAAAGCTTGTTGATGATTCTAATTATAGCAGATATCAAAAGAAAGTTGCTCTTCAAAATAAATTCTTTAATAACGAAGTCAAAGAAGTTAAAATAGGATATTAACATGAACAAAAAAATATTAGTAACTGGAATCCTTGGGCAGGACGGAGCCAACATGGTAGAGTACCTACTCAAGAATACTAGCCATCAAATATTTGGAATGATTAGGCGCAGCTCTAATCCTAATTTTGTAAACTGCTCTGCTTTTTTAGGAGATGCTAGATTTAAGATTATTTATGGGGATTTATCCGATAGCGTTAGCATAGATAACGCGGTAAAAGAAATTCAGCCTGATTATTTTATTAATTTTGCAGCGCAAAGCTTCGTTGGCTGTAGCTGGGAAATCCCATTGCAGACTTTTGACACCAATGCAACCGGCGTAGTTCGCTGCCTTGAAGCGATCCGCAGATTCAAGCCAGATTGCAAGTTTTACTCCGCTGGCTCTAGCGAGGAATTTGGTGACGTTGCTTATTGCCCTCAAGACATCTCTCACCCAATCAGGCCAAGAAGCCCGTATGGAGCCTCTAAGTCCGCAGCAAGACACGCTGTAAAGGTTTATAGAGAATCTTATAACTTGTATGCTGTGCATGGTATTCTTTTCAACCACGAAGGAACTAAGCGTGGCGAAGAGTTTGTTACCAGAAAGATTACTAAGGGAGTGGCTAGAATTTATAAAGCTATTCTAGAAAATCAACCATTCGCCCCAATTGAACTAGGAAATCTAGACGCAAAAAGAGATTGGTCAGACTCAGAAGATTTCGTAGATGGCGTATGGAAGATGCTGAATCAAGATAAGCCAAAGGATTATGTTTTATCTAGCAACGAAACTCATTCTATCAGAGAGTTTATTGAGGCGGCATTTAAGATTGCAAATATTGATGGTAATTGGCATGGGTCTAATTTGAGCGAAGAGTATTCTATAACTACAGAATACGCTTTAAAGAAAGAGCCATTGTCTTCTACGCTAGTTTCAATCAATCCAAAGTTCTACAGACCAGCAGAGGTAGATATTCTTGTTGGCGACTCTACTCCAGCAAGAAAGGAGCTAGGCTGGAATCCAAAGGTAAACTTTTTAAATCTAGTAGATAAGATGGTCAAACATGACATCTGTCTTCTTGACAAGCGCTGAGAAGCCTCTCATAATGAGCGCATGACTGCGAAAAAGAAGGGCGAAAGAAAACTATCTGAAGGACAGCAGCTAGTAAACGCCTTTCTTTTCGAGCCCAAGACTTGCCAATGGCCTAAAGAAGTAAAAATATCAAATACCATAATCAAAGAACATGGATTTGAGTTTTTGATGTCTTTAAAGGGAAGAATTAAAATCCCATCAATGTGTTGGTTTTTGACTGACAAAGGCAAGAGATTCATTGTAGAGGCTAAAGCTTATCAGAATCTATTTCCAGATAGGCAAGAAATTAAATTGGAAGAATCCTCTGTTGCTCCTGCGACGGAGGTAAATAAAAAACCCACATCGTTCAAAGAATTCCTAAACATTTTTAATAAACAATAATATGGCAAGACCAAAGAAAGAAGCTCAAGAAGAAACAGAACAGTCATCTGGAGGAAAGCTTAAGGTGCTGGACAGCATCCTGAGCAGAAACAAAGATCACCATTATGCTTTTGATAATAATATTGATTATGTTGTCAGCAGCGGTAGCTTGACTCTTGATATTGAAATGGGAGGAGGAATCCATCCCGGCATCATTCGTTCTTCCGGCATTACGGAAGGCGGCAAAACCAGCAACGCTTTGTCGTTTGCTCGTAATTTTCAACTCTTGCATCCTGAGAAGGGTTGCATTATTTATATCAAATCAGAGGGCCGACTCAGTGAAAGTATGGTTTCAAGGTCTGGAGTCAACACTGATCCCAGCAAATGGCGAGTTATCCCAACTAACGATTACGAATTCGTAACCGATACGATGCGAGAGCTTATCAAAGACAATGATGATGGAAATATTTATTTCTTTATCATCGACAGCCTTGACGCTCTTGTGCCTAGAAATGACTTGGCTAAATCAGCCATTGAAGCGAACAAGACTGCTGGAGCGGCGCTGCTTACTTCAGATCTTTTGCGAAAGATGGCGGCAGCTTTCTCTTCGAGAGGCCATGTATGCTTTATCATTTCTCAGGTTAGGTCTTCCATCAAGATCAATCCATACGAGAAGGGCGATCCGAAGGTTACTAATGCCAGCGGCGGAAACGCTGCTCTTCACTATTCAGATTGGATTCTTGAATTCCAGCAGAGATGGAATAAAGATTTCATTTATGCCAATGCTAAGGGCGAAGGCAATCCTGTAGGTCATTGGTGCAAAATTGTGTTCAAGAAGACTCCTAACGAGAAGTCTGGCAGAGAGGTTCGCTATCCAATCAAGTATGGACGCTCCAATGGATCAAGCGTTTGGGTAGAGTATGAGATTGTGGATCAGCTTTTGGCTTGGGAGTTTGCTCATGCCAAGGGAGCTTGGATTACTATTACAGATGAGCTTATCAAAGAGCTTGCTGAAAACAATCTTGAAATGCCCAAGCAGCATCAAGGAGAGGCTAACCTAAAGAACTTCTTAGAAGAGCATCAAGATATTACCAAGTATCTATTCAATAAATTTATTAGCGCTCTTAAGAAATGAAGCTGTTTAATGTGTACGGAAAGGCTGTAAGCAAAAATGTCTCTCAATATTTGATTGACTGGGATGCTTCTTCTCGATCCAAGGTACAATTCAATACTAAACAGTTTCTTAAAAAGTACTGGAAGAATCATATCGTTTACGAAGAGTTTCCTGTATTTGGATCTAGACTCAAAGTAGACATAGTAAATGCAACTCTTAAAATCGCTGTAGAGGTGCATGGCAAGCAGCATTCTGCTTTCAATAAGTTTTTTCACGGGGACTCTAGACTCAACTATCTAAAGTCCATCAAAAGAGACGTAGCAAAAGAAAAGTGGCTTTCTTTGAATAACTTTCATCTAATTGAAATTTACGAAAATGAAGTCAAAGACCTGTCAGAGCAGTTTTTCAAGGACAAATTTAATATCAATCTTTAATGTCAATTTACTCCCTTCAAATCGAGAAGTATACCATATCTGGGCTAATCAAGCATCCAGAAGCTTTTGCTGACATAGAGTCTTTTATCAATGAGAAAGACTTTATTAATGAGGTCCATTATACTATTTTTTGCGTCTTTAGAGAGACGTTCAGCAAGGGCGAGCAGATAGACAAAATTCTAATAGCTCAAAAAGCCCAAAATCTCGGCATCACATTTAAGGATCAGTCAATTGATATTTTTAATTATGTCAATAGTGTATGCCTTATCCCAACTACGAAGCAAGGCTTGATTGAAGCTGCTAAAGAGCTTGTAAAGTATAGAATCCGAAGAGAGATCGAAGCTACAGGCCAAGAGATCAAAGCCTTTGCTCATAATTGTGCTGAAAAGCCAATCGAAGAAATCATCACCGAAGCAGATAAAATATACAATAGTAAGATCTGCGTTTACACCAACGAGAATAATAAACCAGAAGATGTCACCAACAACATTATTGAAATAATTGAAGAGAGAGGAAATAATCCCATCTCTGAAAATGGCCTTCAAACCCCATACGATAACTTCAATCGTTTATATGGCGGCATTCGCCCCGGTAATCTTTACGCTTGGGTAAGTCGCCCAAAGCATGGCAAATCTACAATCCTTAATGATCTCGCTATTAAAGTAACAAGTATTAACAAAGGATGCAAAGCTCTTGTTCTTGACACAGAAATGTCTACAATAGACATGAAGTTCAGAATAGCTTCATCTCTT